CAAGTTCACAGAAGCGTTTAGTAGTGCTACAGTTTGCGCCTCGTTCATTACAATACCATTAGCTCGTTAATAGCTGTCTTACCTCCTAGGATTACAGCGCAGCCGATAGCAGGTTTCTTTCCTGCTTTAGCGTAAGCCATAGCGTAGGATTCGTGGTCGATACCACAGCCAACCTGACAACCAAAGATTCTCGTATTAGCTCCTACGAAATACTCGGTATACGCCTGAGTGTGGAGGTGTCCCTGAACCGTGCTACGCATATCTGCTCTAGCTTTAGTCTTAGCAGTTCCTGCCTCACCGTGGATATAATGTACTCCGTCAATATCTACAGACGTTACGAAGTTCCAATTCGGCGTCTCTAGGACTTCCTTGTACTCCTTAATCCATTTAGCAGGGACAGCTGAGCTTTGAGCCTTACGCATAATTATTCTATCGTGGTTACCGATAGTTACGTCAGCGTTAGGGAAACGGTGATACCAACGGCGTAAACGGTCAATAGCTAACTCTAGCTCCTGAGCGCCGCCCATACCGTTAGCGTCTGTTTCGTGGTAGCTGCTGTAGTGGTTGTCGATTACGTCTCCAATGAATACAACACGGTTACAGTTGTAACGCTCGTATACCTCTACACAGTGGTCGAAATAGCTGTCTAGGTCGAACGGTGCGTGTAGGTCGCCAATGACTAGCACTCGGCTTTCCTTGTTGTTAAAGAACTCGAAGTTCACTAACTTCTGTCCTGTTAAACGTGGTCTTACTTCTTTCATTTTGTTTGAGTTTCTTTTTCTTCAATTAACTGAGCTACGTGGTACAGTTCTCCTGCTACTCGCTCATAGTCGGGGTGGTCGTTTTTTCTGATGCTGTCTAAGGCAAGGAGTCGGGTAGCCAACGTGTTAGCTATCCCTTCTAACTCCTCTACACTTAGATTTCTCAGAGCCTTAGTCTCTAGCTCTTTCATAAATTCTCTGTAGTTCCTCTACCATTTTCTTAACACATACACCACAGCTGCTAACTACTCGCTTAGAGTTGAACACGTGGTTATAAATCTCTACAAGCTTCACCTGTGTCGGGCGATTAACGTAAGAGTGTCTCGTCGAGAAGTATTGGTCTAGCCATTCGTACTGCTCGTCTAACAGGTCGTTTAACTTACGGTTCGGGAATAAGTCGTTAAGCTTCTCAGCTCTAGCCTTACAGCCACAGTCGTCGGTTACTGCTTCTACTACAGCTTTAATTCCTGTAGCCTCTGTTAGTTTCTCAATCTTAGAGCCTAAGCCCTTGTCTGCAGCGTCGCCTAGAATATCTAGAACTACTGCCTTTTTGATTCGGAGCTTCTGCGCTATCTTACCTGCGCTTAACCCCTCGTCGTGTAGGTTAAATACCTGTTCGTTTAAGTTTTCCATATTTACTTTTTTACGATAGCCCAAACATACGAAATAAATCTGAGACTACCAAATTATTATTCTACTTTTTTCCGAATTTCTCTATGAACTCTTTGTAGTCGTCGTAGAGGTGTTCCGCAATATACAGGCGGCAACGCTTCATAGATAGGTAGATTGTACGGTTGCCTACTCCTGACTCCTCAGAGATTGTCTTATAAGACTTGCGTGTAGTACAGTACTTCTTAAAAACAGCTGCGTCGAACCACTCTATCTCACAGGTCGGGTCTGCTACTGCACGGTCTAGAAGCGTAAACATTTTCTGCTCTAGCTCGTCCTCTGCTTGACGCTGCTCGTCGAACTCCTCTACTAGCATATACTTCTCCTCCATATCGTACTCATCTCCCATAAAGGAATACTTTAGGTTAGACTTCTTTTTGAGGTCGTTAATAATGATAGAGCGCAGCACGAAAAACACGTAGCCCTTAGACACCTTCTCCTCTGCTCCGATTACTTTGTCGTAGAGGTCGTCGTATCTCAGCAGTCTGAGGTAAGCCTCCTGTACGTAGTCCTCTGCGTAGTTGCGGACGCTCATATTATTTCCTGCGATTGCTCTAGCCATATCTACGTAGTCTTTGTGGTAGCGGCTAATTAAATTGATTGCTGTATATTTATCCATTATTAGAATGTTAGGTCGGGACTCCCTAGGGGAATCTCTTTGTTAATCTGTGGCTGTACAGGTTTAATCGGGTCTACCCCTGCAACGGTGAACGCTACATTCCCTGCCGCCATTCTTAGCGAAATTGGTGAGTCCATTGAGGTAGGTCTACCCCCTGTCTCCGTCTCCTTAACTTTGAGTACGTGAATGTCTGAAATCATCCAACGTGTCGGGTGGCCTGTGTAACGGTGTACCGAAATCACGTCGTCGGCCCTATTCCCCCACTTACCGCCTCCCTCAACGTCAGCCATTGAACACGGTTGCGGCAATCCTTCAAATTCGTGCCCTTGGTTGTGTTTGCGTCTGAGGGCTTCAGTAACAGCGTGAGCGTTTAGCCACACTGAGACGTTATGCTCCTTACAGAACAGCCTAAGTTCTGAGGCGATTTGATAGTCGTATTCGTGTCCACCAACCGAGCGTAAAAGCGCAGGGTCTTTAGTTAAAGAGTTATAAGGGTCGATAAGCATACCGTCGTAGTTCCAAGCTTCCTTAATAACCTTGGCCTCAGCCATTAGGTCTCGGGCGCTATACAATTTGTCTACCTTAATAATTTTGAAGTGCTCGTTAATCCATTCGAGCTGCTCAGCGATAAAGCTGTCGGGTAGTTGTTGGATAGGCATTCCTGTACGGAACTCTAGAATCTTTCGGGCGATGCTGTAGTCGGTGTTTTCACTTGAGAAGATTAGCCAACGGAGGTCGTGCTTCATAGCGTACGCTGTCATTAGATAAATGATAACCGTAGTCTTTCCTGTATTGGCGTGTCCTACACAAATGTTAAACGCTCCCTTCTTAAATCTAAGGAACTCGTCAATCTCCTCCACGTCTAAACCCTTGCCTTGCTCTATACGGTCATACTTTACGTCGTAGAGCTTTTCTTTAATATCGTTAATGTTTGTTAGCATAGTGTTTGTTTAAGTATTGGACAAAGATAAGAAAAAAGGGGAGAACACACAAGCCCTCCCCCGATTTTTTTTTCCTTAGAATGGTAGGTCAGGAGTCTCACGTCCTGCCGTAGATTGTGCAGCGGCTTGTACGCCTTGGTCTACACGCTCTGCAGCTGAGATGTTACCGTCTGTCCATACTACCTTACCGTTGCCGATATAGGTCTTAGGAGCTTTGTTTTCTCTGTCCTCCTTAGACTGCTCCATAGCAGCCGAAGCATTCTGTCCGTACTGATTTGTCTCGTCCTGTACGAAGATTGTTACATTAGCCCACCCTTTCTCATTGAAGGTGATTTTGTCTTTGCTAATTCCTACTGAAATAATACTACTCATTGTCTACTGTTTTTAGAGTTGTTGTAATTTAGTTTCCATTTCCGCCGATACTTTGTACTTAGACTTCACGTCGGCTATCGTGAATTTACCTGACTTAAGGGCGCTAACCACTTTAACAAACGCCTCGGAGTTTTCCTTTAGCTCAGCCTTTGCTGTTGTTGTTGTTTTGCCGTGCGTGTTAGTTGCGTCGGCGTCCTTAGTGTCGTCGATAAGGAACAGTCCGTTTAGGGCGTACTTACGAGCGTAGCTAGAAGCTGCACCTGTAGCCTGAGACTTATCCATTCCCTTTTTGTTCAAATCAGCTCCTGCCTGTGCAGATACTGAAAACGATTTCTCACCGTCTGTAACTGTCGCTGTAGCCTCGATGAATAACTCACCGCCTAACTCTACGAGCTTGTCTGAGATAGTGAGGAACAAACCCTGACCGTAAAGGAGGGGCTTGACTGCCTCGAGAATATCCTCACAGCTTCTGTAGTTGTAGTTACCGAAGGAATTTCTCTGATTCTTTGGCGCTTTTAGTTCGGCCTGAACTTTTACTAATTTTTCTATCATTCGTGTTTTATTTAATGACAGTGCAAACATACGAAATATTTTTGACACTACCAAACATTTAGTAAACTTTTTTTTAGTAGCTCTGCTCAATCACCGTGAAGGCGTAGTTCAAAGCTTCGATGTCTGCCCACTTCTCCTCGAGCATACGCTTAACAGTCTCCTCGTCGTACTCTGAGCGAATTACTCCGTCAGCCATAAGCTCTAGTAGGTTGTGTTGATAGTTAAGGTCTAATAGTTGCGCCTCGATAATGTCTGAGGCTCTACGTGCTGCTTTCATTTATTTAATTTATTTAAGGTTTCTTTGAATTGAAGTGAGGACGTTACCCAAGCGTAGCAGATGTCGCCCTCCTGTTTAATCATTGTGTAGCCGTGTTCCTGCAGTTTGCGAACAAGGGCACTGTCGCCCCTGAACGCTTCGTGAAATAGTCTGCTCATTATTTTTTGTCCTGATTACAGAAGGTGTCTACTGTCTGAAACCAATTAAAGATGTCTAACCACTGCTCGGTGCTCATACCCTGCTTACATTTGCTGAAGTCAAAACAAGCTGAGAATGGGATGCCGTCGAATGCGCTTACGTGGTGTTCTGCTAGAGCGTTCTTAAGGAATTTGTCTGCCACTGTCTCCCCGAAGGATTCGTTAAGTACTTGAGCCATTTCTACAGGTGTCATAAGACCGTTAAGTAGTGCGTGTGCTTTTTCTGCGATTGTCATAATAATAGTTTTTTGTTTGTTTCTATGGGTCAAAGATAAGGCGGCTTTTTTTAACCGCCAAATCTTTTTTTATTTTTTTTTACTGCTTAATGAATTTGTAGGTTACCTTCTCTACGTCATTGTCGATTGAGAAGTAGGTAGTCTTAGTTGCGTTACCGTCGTCGTCGATAGTTACGATAGACTTACCAAAGCGGTTAGACTCGTTTAAGATGTGTCTCTTAAATGCTGCGCTTTCGAATACAGTTTTGCTGTATTGCGCTGTGTTAGCCTTACGCTCTACTTTTTCTAGCTCTGCGAAGCTTACGCCTACTGCTGTTCTGATGTCTAGAGTTTCTGATGTTGCTGTTACCTTGTACATAATTTTTAGTATTTGTTGTTGTTTGATAGTACAAACGTACGGCGGATTTTTTAACCCACCAAATAAAATACCAAAAAAAATGAAAAAATTTTCTAAAAAGATTGTAAGCCCTTGATTTCCTTGAGCTTAGCGTTGTAGTATTCAAAGACCTCAGCCCACTCAGGGTCTGTCAGCTTGTAAATACCTTTGGATTTCTGTAGGAGTTCAGAGCTGAGTTCCTCGCCTAGAGCTAGGCTGTACTCGTATTGTCTACCGTATTCGAAT